GGAGAATGCAGCATGACCACAAAGTCCCACAAAGTAAATCCAGCCGACAAGGTCGAGCAGTGGCCCATCGAGAAGCTGGTGCCCTACGCCAAGAACTCGCGCACGCACTCCGAGGACCAGATCGCGCAACTGGCGGCCAGCATCAAGGAGTGGGGCTTCACCTCGGCCATCCTGGTGGACGAGGACGGCGGCATCATTGCCGGTCATGGTCGCGTGATGGCTGCTCGCAAGTTGGGGCTGGCATCATTGCCGGTCATGGTCGCCAAAGGCTGGCGCGAGGCCCAGAAGCGCGCCTACGTCATCGCGGACAACAAGCTGGCGCTGAACGCTGGCTGGGACAACGAGTTGCTGGCGCTGGAGTTGGCCGAACTTGATGGCCTGGGCTTTGATGTTGAACTGACAGGCTTTTCCGACGAGGAAATCAAAGCCCTGATGCCGGTCGAAGTGACCGAAGGGCTGACCGACCCGGACGATGCTCCGGCAGTGCAGGAAAACCCGGTCACCGTGCCTGGTGACGTCTGGATGATGGGCAAGCACCGGCTGTTGTGCGGAGACTCGACCAGCGTCGATGACCTGGCCAAGTTGACCCAAGGCAGCCTGGTGGACATGTGGCTGACAGACCCGCCTTACAACGTGGCCTACGAGGGCGGCACGAAGGAGAAGCTGACCATCAAGAACGACTCGATGGGCGACGACCAGTTCCGGCAGTTCCTGCGCGATGCCTACACGGCGGCCGACACGGTCATGAAACCCGGCGCGGTCTTCTACATCTGGCACGCGGACAGCGAGGGCTACAACTTCCGTGGCGCGGCCAAGGACGCTGGCTGGACCGTGCGGCAGTGCCTGATCTGGAAGAAGTCCAGCATGGTGCTCGGCCGACAGGACTACCAGTGGAAACACGAGCCGTGCCTGTACGGCTGGAAGGATGGCGCTGGCCACCTTTGGGCAGCGGATCGCAAGCAGACGACCATCCTGGAGTTCGACAAGCCAGCACGCAACGGTGAGCATCCGACCATGAAGCCGGTGGCGCTGTTCGAGTACCAACTGCTGAACAACACGAAGGGCGGCGATATCGTGCTCGACTCGTTCGGCGGCTCGGGCACGACCCTGATTGCTGCCGAGAAGAACGGCCGCACGGCCATGATCATGGAACTGGACCCACGCTACTGTGACGTCATCGTCAAGCGCTGGCAGGAGTTCACCGGCAAGCAGGCAACACACGCAGAAACTGGAAAACCTTTCGCGGAGGTTAAAAATGGCAACGAAAAAGCAATCACAGAAGCAGCATGAAGCTGCTGAAAAATCGGTCATAAAAAAGCAAGGCGGCCCCAGGCCAAACAGCGGAGGGGCGCGTGAAGGGGCTGGCCGACCGGCATTCCAGCCCACAGACGCCGAGCGCAAGCAGGTCGAGGCCATGTCTGGCTACGGTCTGCCAATCGAGCAGATCGCCATCCTGGTGCGCGGTGGCATCGACACCGACACGCTGCGCAAGCACTTCGCAACCGAGCTGGTGGCAGGCAAGGCCAAGGCCAACTCTGGCGTCGGTCGCACCTTGTTCCAGAAAGCAATGGGCGGCGATACGGCGGCCATGATCTGGTGGTCCAAGACCCAGATGAAGTGGAAGGAAACCCAGGCGCATGAGCTGACCGGCGCAGACGGCGCGCCCTTGGAATTTGCAAAGATCGAACGAGTGGTCATCCGTGGCAAAGCAGACGCTGAAAATTCAGACGCCTGAGTGGGCGCTGCCGCTGCTGCAGCCGGCGCGCTACAAAGGCGCACACGGCGGCCGTGGATCGGGCAAGTCGCACACATTCGCCGAGATGCTGATCGAGGCGCACATCATGGACCAGACCAGCCGCAGCGTCTGCGTGCGCGAGGTCCAGAAGTCGCTGGCGCAGTCGGTCAAGCGCCTGCTTGAACTCAAGATCGAGCAGATGAACGCTGGCGCGTACTTCGAGGTGCAGGAGGCCGTCATCAAGTCCAAGAAGGGCGACGGCTTGATCATTTTTCAAGGCATGCAGAACCACACGGCCGACTCGATCAAGTCTCTTGAAGGCTACGACCGAGCCTGGGTGGAGGAGGCCCAAAGCCTGAGCCAGCGCAGCCTGGATCTGCTGCGGCCGACAATTCGCAAGCCAGGCTCTGAGCTCTGGTTCACCTGGAATCCGAGCCAGGCCAGCGACCCGGTCGATCACCTGCTGCGTGGCGACAATCCGCCACCAGATGCCGCGGTGATCGAGGTCAACTTCGACGACAACCCCTGGTTCCCCGATGTGCTGCGCGCCGAGATGGAGTACGACCTGGCGCGCGACCCGGACAAGTACGCACACGTCTGGCGTGGTGGCTACCTGCAGAACAGCAGCGCTCGCGTCTTCCGCAACTGGCGCGTCGATGAGTTCGAGGCACCGAAGGACGCCATCCACAGGCTCGGCGCTGACTGGGGCTTTGCCACCGACCCGACCGTCCTGGTGCGCTGCCACATCATCGGCCGCACGCTCTACATCGACCACGAGGCCTACATGGTCGGCTGCGAGATCGTGAACACGCCAGACCTGTTCATGACCGTGCCGGAGGCCGAAAAGTGGCCCATCGTGGCCGACAGCTCTAGGCCGGAGACGATCAGCCACATGCGTAAGAACGGCTTCCCGAAGATCATGCCGGCCGTCAAGGGCGCGAAGTCGGTCGAGGAAGGAGTCGAGTGGCTTAAGTCCTACGACATCGTCGTCCACCCGCGCTGCACGCACACCATTGACGAGCTTACCTTCTACAGCTTCAAGACCGATCCGCTGACCGGAAAGGTGCTGCCGATCCTGCAGGACAAGAAAAACCACGTCATCGATGCGCTGCGGTATGCGTGCGAAGGCGTCCGCAGGGCTGCGGTGATTTCGCGGCCCGTTGACTTCAAACCATTGCCGGTGACGAGTAAATGGTAGAAAATACTTGCAAATAGGGGCGAAATATGGCACGCATGTCCAAGGAACAATATCTCAGCAAACTGCACAGCGACGCGCTGGCGCAGTTCAACGACATCCAGACTGCACTGCGCGACGAGCGCCTGCAGTGTCTGCAGGACCGGCGCTTCTACAGCCTGGCCGGCAGCCAGTGGGAAGGTCCACTCTGGGACATCTACGAGAACAAGCCGCGCTTCGAGGTGAACAAGATTCACCTGTCGGTGATCCGCATCATCAACGAGTATCGCAACAACCGGATCACGGTGGACTACACGCCCAAGCCTGGCCAGGACGACAAGCTGGCCGAGACGTGCGACGGCCTGTACCGTGCGGATGAGAAGGACAGCGTGGCCGACGAGGCCTACGACAACGCCTTCGAGGAGGCGGTGGGCGGTGGCTTCGGTGCCTGGCGTCTGCGCAACGTCTACGAGGACGACGAGGACGAGGACAACGAGCACCAGCGCATCCTGATCGAGCCGATCTTCGACGCCGACAGCTCGGTGTTCTTCGACCTCAACGCCAAGCGCCAGGATAAGTCCGACGCCAGGTACTGCTACGTCGTCACCAGCATGACGCGACAGTCCTACAAGGAAACCTGGGGAGACGATCCGACCGACTGGCCGAAGGAGATTCACCAGTACGAGTTCGACTGGTGTACGCCTGACGTGGTCTACGTCGCCGAGTATTACAAGGTCGAGGATGTCAGCGAGACGATCCGCATCTTCCGAGCCATCGACGGCACCGAGGAGCGCTACCGCCAGGCCGACTTCCTGGCTGATCCGGCTCTCGAAGAGACCCTGGCGGCCATCGGAAGCATTGAGGTGCGCCAGCGCAAGATCAAGTCGCGCAAGGTCCACAAGTACATCATGTCGGGCGGCCGCATCCTGGAGGACGCAGGCTACATCGCCGGCAAGGAAATCCCCATCGTGCCGGTCTACGGCAAGCGCTGGTTCGTGGACAACGTCGAGCGCTGCATGGGCCAGGTGCGCCTGGCCAAGGATGCCCAGCGCTTGAAGAACATGCAGCTCAGCAAGCTGGGCGAGATCAGCGCGCTGTCCAGCGTCGAGAAGCCGATCCTGACGCCTGAGCAGGTCACTGGCCACCAGGTCATGTGGGCAGACGACAACATTCGCAACTACCCATACTTGCTGATCAACCCGATCACCGGCCCGGACGGCAGCCAGCAGGTCAGCGGCCCAGTTGCCTACACCCGCAGCCCACAGATACCGCCTGCGATGGCTGCGCTAATGCAGATCACCGAGCAGGACATGCAGGACATCCTGGGCAGCTCGCAACAGGCCGACAAGATGGTCTCGAACATCTCCGGCAAGGCAATCGAGATGATCCAGACCAGGCTGGACATGCAGACCTTCATCTACATGTCCAACTTCGCCAAGGGCATGCAGCGCTGCGGCGAAATCTGGCTGAGCATGGCGCGCGACATCTACGTCGAAGAAGGCCGCAAGATGAAGACACTCGGCCCGAACGAAGAGGTCGGCATGGTCGAGCTGATGAAGCCGACCGTCAGCGAGACCGGCGAGGTGGTCATGGAAAACGACCTGAGCCGTGCCAAGTTCGACGTGAACGTCGAGGTCGGCCCGTCCAGCACCAGCAAGCGTGCGGCCACCGTGCGAGCACTGACCGGCATGATGGCCATCACTGACGATCCGCAGACCAAGCAGGTGCTTCAGGCGATGGCCATGATGAACATGGAGGGTGAGGGCATCGGCGACGTGCGCGACTACTTCCGCAAGCAGCTCGTGCGCATGGGCGTGGTCAAGCCGACCGAGCAGGAGCAGGAGGAGATGATGGTCGAGTTGCAAGGCCAGCCAGAAGACCCGAACAAGGTGTTCCTGCAGGCCGCAGCCGAGGAGGCCATCGCCAAGGCGGCCAAGGCGCGTGCCGACACGGTCAAGACCGTGGCCGACGCCGGCCTGTCGCGTGCCCGAACGGCCGAGACGCTGGCCAAGACTGGCGTTCAGGAACAGAACATGGCGCTGACGGCCCTGGAGGCCGAACAGCAGGCCGTTATGGGTCAACAGGTCCAGCCTGTTGTCAGATGACGTCGAATGCATGAAAATGTGGGAAAACGGCAACCACCCAGCCGTGTCAATGGGTGAGTTTGATGGGGTCAACCAATGAACAAAAGGGCAGTAGTTGTAGACGAGAGCCAAGTGGACGAAGTCGAAGTGCTTGAGGACGAGCCGCAGGAAGTTGAGATCGAAGCTGGTGAGGACAATGCCGCCAGCGACCAACTGACCGAAGGTGACGCCGAAGCGCACGAGGAAGAGTCCGACGAGGTTGTCGTCTCCATTGGCGAGGAAGCGCCCCCCGCCGAAGAGGAGCAGCGTGCGCCTGAATGGGTGCGTGAGCTGCGTAAGGCCAACCGCGAGAAAGAGCGACGCATTCGAGAACTCGAAGCCAGGCTCCAGACCACGACGCAGACTGAGAACAAGCCGGTCGCGCTGGGTCCGAAACCAAAGCTGGAGGAATTCGACTACGACGCCGACAGGTTCGAGCAAGCACTGGACGCCTGGCATGACCGCAAGCGGCAGCACGATCTGGAGACCGAGAGGGTCCGCCAGGCCGAGCAGCAGCAGCAGGAAGCCTGGCAGGCCAAGCTGGAGGGCTACAGCAAAGCGAAAGCCGAGCTGAAGGTCCGAGACTACGAGGACGCCGAGGCGATTGCCCAGGAAGTCTTCAACGTCACCCAGCAAGGCGTCATCTTGCAAGGAGCTGACAATCCCGCACTGGTCATCTACGCACTCGGCAAAAACCCGAAGAAGGCTGCAGACCTCGCAAAGATTAACGACCCCGTGAAGTTTGCCTTTGCGGTAGCGAAACTGGAGAAAGAATTGAAAGTGACCAACCGCAGGGCAGCACCCGCACCAGAGCGCATCGTCCAGGGAACTGGCCGAGTATCTGGTGCGGTGGACTCAACTCTTGAACGGCTGCGTGAAGAAGCGGCGCGTACTGGAAACATGACCAAGGTCATTCAGTACAAGGCGCAGAGACGTGCAGCATCCAAAAACTGATTTTCAAATAGGAGCCAATCATGGCAAATAGTTTTTCCAAAGAAGAACGCGTTGCGTTCGAAGACCTCCTGGAAGGTTTCCAGGACGCACTGGTGCTGTCGCGCAATGTTGCGATCTACAACACCGACCAGACGATGATGGAGCGTGCGAACAACACCATCTGGCGTCCGCAGCCTTACATCGCTCAGTCGATCAACAGCACCCCTGGCACCCCGATCTCGGGCTACAAAGCCATGACCCAGTTGGCAGTCCCTGCCACCCTGGGTTACAGCAAGACCGTGCCGTGGGAAATGACCACGCTGGAACTGCGTGATGCCCTGCAGGAAGGTCGTCTCGGCGACTCTGCCAAGCAGAAGCTTGCGTCTGACATCAACGTGGCCATCATGAGTTCTGCCGCGAACCTCGGTTCGTTGGTGGTTCCCATTGGCGCTGCTGCTGGTGACTATGATGACGTGGCCCTGTGCGACGCCATCATGAACGAGCAGGGCGTGCCTGACTACGACCGCTTCCTGGCTCTGTCCAGCCGTGACTACAACGGCCTGGCCGGCAACCTGGTGGGCACTGCTCGTTCGTTCGGCAATGCTAAGTCGGATCGTGCCTACGAGCGCAGCTACGTCGGCATGGTGGCCAGCTTCGACACCTACAAGATGGACTACGCCAACCGTCTGACCGCTGCAGCAGGCTCTGGCATCACCATCGATACCAGTGGTGCTGGCACCCAGGCCAACTACACGCCCCAGGCCACCTCGACTGCTGTCGGCGGCCAGATCAACGTGGACAACCGCTTCCAGACCGTCACCGTGTCGTCTACGACCGGCGTGGCTGCTGGCGATGCGTTCAAGATCGACGGCGTGGAAGCTGTGCATCACATCACCAAGCAAAGCACTGGTCAACTCAAGACCTTCCGTGTTGTGTCTGTGGACTCGGCCACCACCATGACGATCACCCCCCCGATCATTGGTGCCCAGTCTGTCGCCACCGACGCTCAGTTGCAGTACAAGAACGTGGAAGTGGTCACGCCGTCCAACACGGCAGCCATCACGTTCTTGAACGTCAACACCGCTTCTGTGAACGTGTTCTGGCAGCGTGACTCGCTGGAAATTCTGCCTGGCCGTTATGCCGTGCCTTCGGACGCTGGTGTCGCAGTGATGCGTGCAAGCACCGACCAGGGCATCGAGCTGGTGATGCAGAAGTTCTACGACATTGACAGCATGACGATCAAGTATCGTCTCGACACGCTGTTCGGTGTGGTGAACAAGAACCCAGAGATGTCCGGCATCTTGTTGTTCAATCAGTAAGCAGCAGGTTGAGGGAAAGGGCTTCGGCCCTTTCTCTCTTCCACCATCAAGGAGCGCACCATGCCGTTGACCAAGGGTTATTCGCAGAAGTCCATCAGCAAGAACATCTCCAAGGAGATGAAGAAGGGCATGCCCCAGAAGCAGGCTGTGGCCGTCGCGCTGTCCACTGCGCGCACTGCAGCCAAGGCCGCTGGCAAGCCCAGCAAAGCGCCAGCCAAGCCCAAGAAGGCCATGAAATGAAGGCCGGCCTATACGCCAACATCCACGCCAAGCGCGAGCGCATCGAGCGCCAGAAGGCAGCAGGCAAGACGCCTGAGCGCATGCGCAAGCCTGGCACCAAGGGTGCACCAACCACTGCAGCATTCAAGGCTGCAGCCAAGACCGCAAAGAAGGCCAAGTGATGGAAACAAACATCTTCTTGCCCAAGTACCGCAAGGACAAAAAGCCTGTGAAGAGGCGCAAGCCTTCCAAACCACTCGATGGCATCAACCATCGACTGCTGCGCGAGCAGGCTGAGGCCCAGGCCGCAGTCCAGGCTGCAGCGCCAGTCGAAACCGCTGTGCCTGACGAAAACGCACCACCGACCCGTGAAGAGCTGGAGACCAAAGCCACAGAGTTAGGTATACCATTCAACGGTCGGACATCCGACAAGAAACTCAGTGGCCTGATCGCTACTGCACTGCAACAGGGAGGCTGACATGGGCTACAGCAAGCGCCAATTCATTGAGGCTGCATTCGCAGAGATCGGCCTTGCGTCCTATGTGTTCGACCTGCAGCCTGAGCAGCTTGAGGCCGCCAGGCAGCGTCTGGATGCCATGATGGCCGACTGGAACGGCAAGGGCATCCGGCTCGGATACCCGATTCCGGTCAGTCCTCAAGACGGCAGCATCGACGAGCAGACCAATGTGCCGGACTCGGCCTACGAGGCCATCATCTGCAATCTGGGCATCAGGCTTGCGCCAAGCTACGGCAAGCAGGTGATGAACGAGACCAAGGCCACGGCTAAGCAGGGCTACGACACGCTGATGCAGCGCGCCACGTTCCCGCTGGAGCAGCAGTTCCCCAACACCATGCCGTCTGGCGCTGGCAACAAGCCCTGGCGCGTTTACGACAACCCATTCCTGCGTCCTCCTGTCAGTCCAGTCGAAGCTGGCCCAGATGGACCGATACAGTTCAACTGAAAGGACACAGTCATGCCATACATCAATCAACTACCGCTGCTCACCGTTGCATCGCCTGGTGACCAGATTCCGGTCTACACGCCGAACAACGGCGACGCGCGACGCCTGCCAATTGGCGCGCTGCTGGCCTACTTCCAGCAGACGTTCGCCAGCCCAACGCTGGCCACCAACGTCTACACGCCAGGCACCGGGTTCAACCTGGCTGTACCGACACCTGTGGCCCAGCAACAGTGGATGCTGATTCAGCCGGCTGGCACGCTGGCTGCTGGCACCGTCACGCTGCCGCTGAACACCGGCACGCCTGATGGCACCGAGGTGCTGATTACAACCACTCAGATCATCACCACCTTCACGCTGGCCCTGAACGGCGCATCGGCAGCTTATGGCGACCCGACCACGCTGGCCGCTGAGGACTTCTTCCGCATGCGTTTTGTGCAGGCCACCAATAGTTGGTATCGCATCGCTTAATTTATAGGAGAACACACCATGTCCGTCGTCAATCAATTCAGTCAGCGCCTTGGATCAAATCAAGTTGTCACGCCTGCAGCGGCATCTGCCAGCGTCACCATCAACCAGCAGGACAAAGCTGTCCGATTGGTTAACAGCGGCGCAAACATCTGCTATGTGCGCATCGGTGGAGGCGCTGCAACAACTGCAGACATTCCTGTGCGCGCCAACAGCGAGGTGATCATTCGCAAGTCAACAGAGGACACCGAGCTGGCACACATTTCTGCATCAGGCACTACGCTTAACATTGCGACTGGTGAAGGCGGCATCTGATGCCTGCGAAAAAAGACCCCAGGCTGGAGCGCGCTGGCGTCGAGGGCTTCAACAAGCCAAAGCGCACGCCATCGCATCCAACCAAGAGCCACGTCGTCGTGGCCAAGGCTGGCGACCAGATCAAGACGATCAGGTTTGGCCAGCAGGGTGTCTCTGGGTCTCCAAAGCGCGAAGGCGAGAGCAAGGCCGACAAGGCACGGCGCGAGTCGTTCAAGGCTAGGCACGCTGAGAACATTGCCAAGGGCAAGATGAGCGCTGCCTACTGGGCAGACAAAGTAAAGTGGTGAGGCCATGCAGATACCAATCCTGAACGGCATCTACACCGACAACGGCCCGGACCTGCGCACGAGTTACCCGGTCAACATGGTGCCGGTGCCAAAGAACAGCGGCATTAGCTCCGGCTTTCTGCGGCCTGGCGACGGCATCGTGGCCAACGGCAGCGGCCCAGGCGTGGACCGTGGCGGTATCAACTGGAACGGCACCTGCTACCGTGTTATGGGAACCAAGCTCGTGACCGTGTCCGGCAACGGCACAGTGACTGTGCTGGGTGACGTTGGAGGACCTGTCAACACGCTGGTGACAATGGACTACAGCTTCGACCGCCTGGCCATCGCGTCCGGTGGCCGGCTGTACTACTGGAACGGCGCACTCACGCAAGTGACAGACCCAGACCTTGGCGTGGTGCTCGACTTCTGCTGGGTGGATGGTTACTTCATGACCACCGATGGCACAAACCTGGTGGTCACTGAACTGTCCGACCCGCTGCAGGTCAACCCGCTGAAGTACGGCAGCTCCGAAGTCGATCCAGACCCGGTGGTGGCGCTGCTGAAGTTGCGCAACGAGGTCTATGCGCTCAACCGCAACACCATCGAGGTGTTCGACAACGTGGGCGGCGACTTTTTCCCATTCCAGCGCATTGACGGCGCACAAGTGCAAAAGGGTGTCATCGGCACCTTTGGCTGCTGCGTCTTCATGGAGCAGGTTGCATTTCTGGGCAGTGGACGCAACGAGCAGCCAGGCATCTACCTTGGCGCAAACGCAACAGCCACCAAGATCAGCACGCAGGAGATCGACGATCTGCTGATGAACTACACAGAGGCCCAACTGACCACGGCCAAGCTGGAGGCGCGCAACGACAAGGCGCACCAGCACCTCTACGTTCACCTGCCAGATCGCACGCTGGTCTACGACGGCGCGGCCTCGCAGGAGCTGGGCGAGATGGTCTGGTTCACGCTGACCACCACCACGGCCGGCTTCGCGCAGTACCGTGCGCGCAATCTGGTCTGGGCCTACGACAAGTGGCTGGTCGGCGATCCGCAGTCCAGCAACATTGGCTACCTGGTGGATACCATTGGCACGCACTGGGGACAGACGGTGCGCTGGGAGTTCGGCACGCTGATCGTCTACAACGAGGGCAACGGAGCACTGTTCCACGAGCTGGAGCTGGTGGCCTTGACTGGTCGCGTGGCGCTTGGCGTCAATCCGCAGATCAGCACCAGCTATTCGCTGGACGGCATGTCATGGAGCCAGGACAGGTTTATCCGTGTTGGCACCATCGGCAACACCAAGAAGCGCCTGGCCTGGTTTCAACAGGGCAACATGCGCAACTGGCGCATTCAGCGCTTCCGTGGAGACAGCGACTCGCACATTGCATTCGCACGCCTTGAAGCGCAGATCGAAGGGTTGGCATACTGATGGCCACGCAGAAGCTCAACCTCACGCGCGATCAGCTCGCCACGTTCCTCAAGAACCACGAGCAGATCAAGCAGTTCGAGCGCCTGTTCCAGGTCGTAGATGAGGTGTCGCCTTCGAGTGATACCACTGGCATCAGCATCCAGGCAGGTAACGCTGACGCAGCGGCCAACGAAGCGCTGGCGCAGATTGCAGCACTGGCACAGGACACGGCTATCAATGATGCGGTGCTCAATGCCAAAATCGAGCAAGCACTTGATGCAATACCAGGGCTTTCCCAGGTGCTCAATATGCTGGCTCTTGCGCCAATCGAGCAGCACAACAACTCGGTGGCCACTGACTACATTGACTTCAGCACCACTGCGCCTGCGCCAGCTATCAGGGTTGGCCGGCTGCATTGGAATGGAGGATACACGCTCAATCTGGAAATGACGCCGAATGTCAACCAGTCCATCGGCGAGTCTCAGTATTACTACATCAAGGCATCGGCAGCCATTACCAAAGGCCAATTGGTGATGTTTGACGGAGCAGTTGGTTCTTCTGGAGTGCTTCAAGGAAAACCATCAAATGGCGTGACCAACGGCCAATACATTATGGGCGTTGCATCTGAAGACATTGCCAACAATGCTTTTGGATTGGTCAGCAGTTTTGGCTTGGTGCGTGGCTTTGACACCACAGGAACACCGTATGGAGAAGTCTGGGCAGATGGTGACATCCTGTACTACAACCCATCCTATGCTGGTGGATTGACAAAAAACATACCGGCAGCGCCTACGCCTCATGTGGTGGTGGCGGCAGTGGTCAATGCTGGGCCTGCAGGCTCTGGGTCTGTTTTTGTTCGTGTTCAGGCTGAGCCGTTGGTTAGTCAGTTGTCGGATGTTTTTTTGAGTGGAGTTGCCAACGGCGACTTACTTCAGTACGACTCGGTGCAGCAGCGATGGGAAAACGTCCCTGCCTCAACGCTACCGGTCGGCACAGCGACCAATTTAGCAGGCGGCGCAGCCGGGTCTGTCCCGTACCAATCTGCGCCCAGCACCACCGCAATGCTGCCGATCGGCGCATCGGGTCGTTGGCTGGGTTCGTCAGGTACGTTGCCTCAATGGAACGCGCCTGCTGCTCTGACCAAGACCGATGACACCAACGTCACGCTGACCCTCGGCGGAAGCGCCAGCACCGCACTATTGAATGCAGCATCGCTGACTCTCGGTTGGACAGGAACTCTGGCGGCAAGTCGAGGTGGCACAGGTTTTGGGTCGTATGCTGTTGGCGACATTTTGTACGCTGACACGACCACTACTTTTGCAAAACTGCCGGATGTGGCCACTGGCAACGCATTGATTTCTGGCGGTGTAGGTGTGGCCCCGTCTTGGGGGAAGATCGGCCTGACCACCCATATCACAGGTACGTTGCCTGTTGCTAATGGCGGCACGGGAACAGTAACAGCATTTACTGCTGGTTCAGTTGTTTTTGCTGGCGCGTCGGGTGTCTATGCTCAAGACAATACAAACTTTTTTTGGGATGACACAAACAATCGACTTGGTATTGGAACTGCAACGCCATCCGTTCAACTGCATTTAGCAGGATCATCAACTACGGCGCTTGCGAGAATCGCAAACACAGGCAACGGCGCGGGCGCGTTTGACGGTTCGGGTGCTGGCCTAGAATTACTTGCCACAGGAATGAACGGCGGCGCAAATAAATATGCGCCAGCCATTAAGTTTGGTTCGACCGATCCGGATTTCACAACAACCAATCCAAAATTTGGTGCGGCGATTGTCGCTACCGCCGCGCAAACTTATTCGTCAGACACAACTGGCGGCATGAATTTGGAGTTTTGGACAGCGCCAGTTAATCCTGGAACAGGAAGCGGTCTTGTCTTAAATATGACGCTGACAAGCGCGGGACGATTGGGTGTTGGCAATGCTGCGCCCGCTTGTTCGCTTGATGTTACTGGCGGCATTCAAACAAGCCAAACCACTGTTACTTCACCGGCAGCAACTGACGGTAATATCTTTAGCGGGTCGTACACGCCAACGCTGACCAACACCACGAACATTACCAGCAGCACAGCATCAACGCTCTACTACACTCGCGTTGGCAACGTGGTTGCAGTTTTTGGTCGTGTCAACATTACGGCAACTGCAACAGGCAACACCCTGCTTGGCATCAGTCTTCCTATTGCGTCCGCACTGACAACCAACGGCCAAGTTGCTGGCATGGGGTCGGTTACAAGCGCAACTGTGGCAAACAACACGTTTGGTCGAATTAACGCAGATGCAACAAATGATAGGGCGCAATTTCAGTTAAATTCGACAACCACAACCGATCAAACATACGCAATCAACTTTACTTATGTGGTGCTGTGATGGAAATAACATTTAACACCGCAGAAAACAAACTTATCGTGACGTTTGAAGACGGCACGACGAAAGAGTACACTCAATCAGACAAAGAGGTGTACTTGGCAGACCATCCTGATCGCGCTGCTGACATTGTGGCAATGGGTTGGGATTCTTAAAGGAATCGAAAATGACTGTCACCGTCAAAACCATCATTCAAGCCAAGCAGGCCGAAAGCTCGCAGACCACGCAGTACACGGCCATCAACTGCAAGACCATCATCGATAAATTCACGGCCACCAATACCAGCGCAGGCAATGTGACCATCAGCGTCAACCTGGTGACCAGTGGCGGCAGTGCTGGCGCTTCCAACCTAATTGTTGACACCAGAGCCATTGCGCCGGACGAAACCTACACTTTCCCGGAACTAGTAGGCCAAGTGATGGAGCCTGGTGGCTTCATCAGTACCATCGCAAGCGCAGCCACTTCGCTGACCATTCGCGCCAGCGGCCGCGAGATCACCTAATAGGAGAACCACATGGACTACGCAAAGATGCCCAAAGTGATGGTGGACGGCTTCGGTGGCCTGCCCATCGAGGAGCCATTCATCACCGCGGCCGAGAACAAAAAGAACACCCAGGTCGCCATCGACGACTGGATGCTCGGCCCAGCCAAGCCCAGCAACGAGCGAGGCGCAAACAAGCCCTACTGGATGGCACTGGCCAAGGCCATGCAAGTGGACGAGGCCGAGGCACGTCGTCGGCGCTGCTCCAACTGCGAGTATTACGACAACTCGGTCATGACTCAGGTCAAGATGGACCGCATCCCTTGGAACGAGTGGGATGTGGACGCCGGCTTCCGTGGCTACTGCAACAAACTGGACTTCATCTGCCACGATCTGCGCGCCTGTCAGGCTTGGGAAGAGCGCGAGTTCGAGGAGGATTGACCAAATGTCAAATTGTGGGAAAATGCAGGTGCTGAGCTTATCGAGCCGCCAGCAGCTCATCCGACCACTGGAGGGTTGCGCACATGGGTGATGTCGATTGGCTGAAGGAAAACCTGCAAAGGGTTTTCGCGCTGCCTGCGCCGGCCGTCGAGTGGCTGCTCATGCTTTGGAACGCAATCCAGGTCTTCGACGATGTCGCCGATGGCGATCCTGTCGAGCGCGAAGACCTCAACGCTACCATCTGGAACACGTTGGTCGGAATGAACCAGAACACCTTCTGGCAGGCCAACTCTCACACTCTGACGCCTGTCGTGGCGTCCATGATTCTCAAGTGGCAGGCCTCCGACCAGGCTGAGCGCGCTGGCAAAGCCGACGCACGATCATTCGTCTGGCGTGCAGGCTACTACGACGTGGTGCTGATGGTGCTGGCCCTGTGCCACGGCACGCAGCGCGCCACCGAGTCTGCGCAGCAGGTCATGGAGCTGTACGGAGAGACGCTAGAAGACTACATGAAGGAGTTCAGCCATGCCTGATCCAACAACCGCACTTATCGTCGGAGGCTCTCAGCTTGCCAGCGGCATGATTCAAAGCAGTGCAGCAAGTGATGCTGCAGGCGCACAAACAGCAGCAGCAGAAGCTGGCATTGCAGAGCAGCGTCGCCAGTTCGATCTGGTGCAGCAACTGCTGAAGCCCTACGTCGAGGCCGGAACGCCTGCGCTGCAACAGCAGCAGGCGCTGATTGGCCTACAGGGACAAGAAGCACAGCAGCAAGCCATCTCTGCTTTGGAGCAGGGTGCAGGCTTTCAAGCTCGTGTGCGCCAAGGGGAAGAAGCGCTTCTGCAGCGCGCATCGGCCACTGGTGGCCTGCGTGGCGGCAACATCCAGGCAGCGTTGGCCCAATTCAGGCCTCAGATGCTGCAGCAAGAGATTGAGACGCAATATGGCCGACTTGGCGGCCTGACATCACTCGGCCAACAATCGGCCGCAGGCGTCGGCACTGCCGGCCTGCAGACAGGCGCACGAGTGGCCGGTCTGTATGGCGATGTTGGCGCAGCTCAAGCTGGCAAGGAGCTGGCACAGGGTCAGGCGATGGCTGGTCTGTTCAACATGCCGGCTCAATTCCTTGGCATGCAGTACGGTGCAAAAGTCGGCACGCCAGGCTTTGGTGGTGTCTTCAGCGACAGACGCCTGAAGCGCAACATCACCAAGATCGGCACCCGGCCGGACGGCCTGGGCGTTTACGAGTTCGAGTACATCTGGGGAGGTGGCCGACAGATCGGCCTGATGGCGCAGGAGGTGCAGGGCGTCTATCCTGACGCAGTCGGCGAGGCAGGTGGCTATCTCACCGTGAACTACAGCAAGGTGTGAACATGGTCCAGCCAATCAACTACCAACTCAACGTACAAAGCCCATTCGAGGCCGCACTGTCCGGCTTCAAAATCGGCGCGACCATCGCAGACGTGGCGGCACAGCGCCAGCAGCAAGAAATTCAGCGCCAGCAGCAGGAAGAAGAACTGAAGCGTAGGCAGGCACTGAATACCTCCGTGCAGGCGCTGATCACCAACCCGAACCCAACCGCGCGAGACTTCACCAACGTGGCCATGCTGCTGCCAAAGGCTGAGGCAGACAGCATGCGCGCCAACTGGGAGACGCTGTCGAAAGACCGCCAAGATAACGAGCTGCGCTTCGGTGGCCAGGTCATGTCGGCCTTCAGCTCCAACCAGCCGCAGATCGGCATCCAGCTCCTGCGCGAACGCGCCACGGCTGAGCGCAACGCCGGCCGCGAAGGCCAGGCCAAGGCCTACGAGACCTGGGCGCAGATGGCCGAGGTCAGCCCACAGAGCGCTCAGAAGACCATTGGCATCATGCTGGCCGGCGTGCCTGGCGGAGACAAGGTGCTGGAGTCGTCGATCAAAGCGCTGAAGGCACCGGCAGAGATTCGCACTGGCGAGGCTGGCGCGACCAAGGAAGAACTGATCACGGCCAACACGCCGACCCGCTTGGCGCTGGAAAACACGCAGACAGCGGCCAATATTCGCAACCTCGACAGCCAGATTCTTGAGCGCACAAACCGCCTGGTGCTTGACCGAGACCGCCTGAAGCTGGACCGCGACAAGCTGCAGTCCGATGTGGAGCTGAAGCTGTTCGAGCTGAACCAGAAGGGCGGCCAGCTTGACGCCAGCGCCACCAAGATCGTGAACGACTCTGCTGTGGCTGCAGTCGGCTCTGAGCAGTCTGCCGCACGCATGCTGGACCTGGCCAGCCGCCTGGAACAGCAAGGCGGTGGCTACGGCACTCTCAGCGGTGTCAATGCATGGATTCGCAATGCCACCGGCAACCAAGACGCCTGGACGCAGACTCGTCAGGAATACGTCAGGCTGCGCAACACTCAGGCCATTAAGTCGCTGCCGCCTGGCCCTGCCACTGACCGCGACATTGAGCTGGCGCTTAAGGGCTTCCCGGCCGAAAACGCAGACGCCAAGACTGTGGCGTCGTTCCTGCGTGGCATGGCCAAGATGTCCCAGTACGAAGCCGTGGCCGAAAGCGCCAAGGCTGAATGGGTGAACTCTGTCGGGTCGCTCGGCCGAGCCACCCGTGACATCGACATCGGCGGCGTCCAGGTGCCCAAAGGCACCACCTACGTGGACTTTGCACGCCAGTTCATGGATCAGCGTGCGCAAGACCTGGCAGCCAGCCAGGCCGGCCGCGCGGTGTCTGGCCGTGGCTACATGCGCTGGGCCAACCCGGCCACAGGCGCTGTGCCTGGTGCTCAACCTCCTGCCGGACAGTAAGACATGGCGACCCAACAAGTCCCCACCAGCTACAAAGACCCGTTCTGGTCTGACCTGGCAGCCAACACTGAGCAAAAGCTCGGCCTACCAAGTGGCCTTCTGGTCTCGGTGCTCACGCGCGGCGAGCGCTCCAATGCCGACCAGGTGTCGGAGGCTGGAGCACGCACACCATTCCAGATCATCCCGGCAACACGCAAGGCAGTGCTGGACAAGTACGGCATCGATGCCTACCTGAACCCGCAGACGGCCGCTGAGGCTGCCGGCTTGCTGCTCAAGGAGTCGCTGGACCGCAACCAGGGCAACATCGTGCTGGCTGCTGCCGAGTATCACGGCGGCACCGATCCCAAGAACTGGGGACCACGCACCAAGGCCTACATGCAGCGCGTCTCTCAGGGCGTGCGTGAGCTGACCACGCAAGCTGCGCCGGCTGTTCGTCCTGCTGCCACCATTGCGGAGGGCGGCACGACCAGCACCTTTCAGCGTGCTCTTGGTGCCAGCACTATGGGTTCTGTACCGCAGGATGCGATTGCGCGCGTCTTCCAGGCCTACAGCAGCGGCCAGATGACGCCTGCCGAGGCGGCCGAGTTCGAGGCCGACGTGCAGGCTGGAAACATCATGCTGCCGCGCGGTGCTGCGCTGCGTGGCCAGCAGCCGCAAGGCGCACGGCCCACCATCCCCGAGCTGCCGGCTCCAGTCCTGGAGGCCTACCGCACAGGCCGCATGACGCGCGACGAGATGATGGAGTTGGAGCGCGACGTGGCCAATGGCATGGCCAAGGTGCCTGCCGGGTTCCAGCTCCAGAAGACCGAGCCGATGGGCGTGCTGGGTGGCATTCGTGAGGCCGTCACTGGCACCGAGCGCGCCACGCCGACCACCCAGGCGCTGCCCGACTGGGCCAGCATGCCTGAGCTGAACACCTTCAGCATGGCCAGCTTCAAGTCGGCCCTTGGCACGATGATGACCAGTCCCGAAGAGACGGTGCAAGTCATCCAGGCCAACTTCCCTGGCGTAAAGGTCGCGCAGGACGAGAAGGGCAACTTCGTGCTGCAGTCATCCATCGACGGCCAGATGTACGCCATCAAGCCTGGCTTCCAGGTCAGCGACATCCCGCGCGCTGCTGGGGCGATTGCAGCCTTCACGCCTGCTGGCCGTGCTACAACATTGACTGGCATGGCTGGCGCTGCTGGTTTGACTCAAGCTGGAATTGAGGCAACCCAAGCCGCAACTGGTGGAGAATTCAATGTTGGTGAGGTGGCCACAACTGCTGCGCTGACACCAGTCCTGCCTGCCGCTGTGCGCGGCGTCCAAGCTGTTCGTGCAGCTCGTGCTCCAGTTACTCCTGCAGCAGCGCCTGCAGCGGCACCTGTGGCCCCCGGCGCAGCCGCACCCACAGCACCACCCGCTGGTGCAGCAGCAGCCCCTGCCGGCGCTCCTATGGGCACGGCAATGGCCCCAGCAGCCCCTACAGCACCCGCTGCAGCCGCTGCCGCACCCATGACCACCACCGAGCTGGCGCAGACCGCCAGGACGGCCACAGGCGGCGGCATGGGCGCTGGCCGAGCCACCGAGGTGCTGGCCACCCAGGCTGCACCCGATCCCAAAGTCTTGGAGGCCGCACGTCGGCTCAAGATCGAGGGCTACCTGCAGCCGGACCACCTGACCTCGAACCAGGCCTACCGCGAGCTGGCACAGGCCGTGAAGTCCATCCCTGGCAGCCAGGCGCGTGCAGCCGAGCTGACCGGCCTGGAGGCCGTTGGCAAGCAGGCAGACGACCTGATCACCCAGATCGGCGGCATGACTGACCTCAGCCGCATGAACCAGGCCGTGCGCACCAACCTGTCGCAGACGGTGGCCAACCTGGAGCGCAAGGCCGACGATGCCTACAAGGCGCTGCGCACCGACATTCCAGCAAAGACCCGCGGTCCTGCTGACAACGTGCTCAACTTTGTTCGGCAGCGTGCTGACGAGCTGGGCGATTCAGACTACCTTTCTGCTCTGGAAAAAGACGTTCTTCGTAAGTTGACACCTAAAAACATCAAAGACGACACTGGCAAAGTGATCGGAAAAAGTCAGCCAACTTATACCTTGATCGATGACGTGCGGCGCGACATTGGCGCTGCAGCACGCCAGCAGGGCGCATTCAAAGACGCCGACACCGGCTTAGCCAAAAAACTTTATGACTTGATCGATGACGACCAGTTCGCGCTGGCCGAGACCGTTGGCCGTGGTGAGCAGTACCGCCTGGCCAAGAGCCTAGTGTCAATGCGCAAGGGCTTTGAGGATGACATGGAATCGCTGTTTGGTAAGCAGCTCGACCAAAGCCTGGTCTCCAAACT